TGCGGCGTTCCTCTCCCCGGACGCTCACGTCACATTCCGTAGTCATGGGTGCTGCTTGCCGCCCTGAGTGAGGTGACCGAGAGTGAAGGTCTCCTGCGCGGAATGCCGGACGCTGTTCGACGCCAAGACTCGATCGGCCACGTTCTGCGGCGTCAAGTGCCGTCAGGCCGCCTCTCGGCGTGATCGAGAAGCCCGCGCAGAGGGCGAATTGGCCCCCGTTTCCTCGATTTCGTCGCCGGAAACCGCCGATTCACCCCCCGAAGCCGCCCTGGTTGCCACCACGCGCCGCGAACTCGCCGAGGCGGGCGTTGCGGACACCGTCCACGGCCAGATCGCGCTCAGGCTGGCACTGAAGCTCTCCCAGCCCGGCGACACCGGCTCAGCGATGGCGTCGCTGGCCCGGCAGCTGTCCGCGGCGATGTCCGAGGCGCTGGCCGGCGGCACGAAGAAGGCCGATGCTCTCGACGAGCTGGCCGCGTGGCGCGACCGAAAGGCGTCCGGTGCCTGACGTCGTCGCGCCGGCGCACCTGAGCATCCCGCCGCGGGAAGGCTCCTACGGCGAAGGTGCCGCGCAGCTGATGGAGATCGCGGGCCGGCCGCTCGACGACGAGCAGCGCCTGGCGGTCGACGCGGCCCTGAGTTATCGGCCCGGCGGCCGATGGGTGGCGCTCGAGTCGGCGATCATCGAGGCCCGGCAGAACGGCAAGACCGGCGGCGTGCTGCTGCCGTGCGTGCTGTTCGACCTGTTCCTGATGCCGCCGGACCGCATCGTGTGGACGGCGCACCTGTTCCGCACGGCCCGGGACGCGTTCAACGACGTCGTGCTGCTGGTCGAGAACTCCGACACGCTGTCGAAGCGGGTCAAGAAGATCGTCTACGCGAACGGCGAAGAGGCCGTCGAGCTGCACAACGGGGCGAAGCTCGAGTTCCTCGCCCGCAGTAAGGGCGGTGGTCGTGGCCTCGGCGGCAAGCGCATCGTGATGGACGAGGCGCTGTTCCTGTCGGCGGAGTCGATGGGCGCGCTGATGCCGACGCTGGCCGCCCGGTCGATGACCGGGGACCCGCAGATCATGTACGGCTCGTCGGCGGGCGTCCTCGGCTCCGACCACCTGCGCGGCCTGCGAGACCGTGGCCGCAAAGGCAACGATCCGTCGCTGGTGTACCTGGAGTGGTGTGCCCCCGGATCGTGGGACGAGCCGGGCTGCGACCTCGGTGCGGAGTGTCCGCACACGGTCGGCACCGACGGCTGCGCCCTGGACGACGAGACGCTGTGGCCCAAGGCGAACCACGCCCTGGGTCGCCGGATCAGCTACGAGTACGTGCGCTCCGAGCGCCGCGCGCTACCTCCGGAGGAGTTCGGCCGCGAGCGGCTGGGCTGGCACTCGGACCCGGCCGGCGGCGGTGTGCCGCTCGAGCAGTGGTCGGCCTGCGCCGACGAGGACTCCAAGCCGGCCGGCCGACCGGTCTTCATGATCGACGCGTCGCCCGGTCTGCGGTCGGTAGCGATCGTCGCCGCCATGTACCGCTCCGACGGCTTCCCGCACCTCGAGGTCGTCGCGCACGGCTCCGGCTTCGACTGGGCGGCGCCAAGGGCCGTGCAGCTGCAGCGCCACAACCCGCTCGACTGGGTCATCGACCCGGGTGGCCCGGCGGGCGCACTGCTGCCGGACCTGCTGGCGCACGGCATCGAACCGCGGCAGATGTCCTCGCGCGACCTGGGCCAGGCGTGCGAGGCGTTCGCCGCGACCGTCGGCGACAAGGGCCTGCGCCACTTGGACGACCCGGCGCTGAACCGCGCGATCGCGGGAGCCGGCCGCCGCGACATCGGCGACGGGCTGTGGGCGTGGTCCCGGCGGAAGTCCGACTCCGACATCAGCCCGCTGGTCGGCGCGACCGGCGCCTATTGGGGCCTGTCGGTGTCACCGCCGCCCAAGCCCCCGGCCCCGGAGCCGCAGGTGGCCGGTGGCGGCACGTCATCCACTTCTGAGACCGCCGGGCTGGCGACGGCCGGATTCTAGGCGCCTCGCAGGTCGGCGAGCTTCTCGTCGAAGCGGACGCCCCTGAATACGCCGACTGCCCACGGGTGGCCCAGCTCGTCCAGATCCCAGTTCCCGGCGACCTGCTCGGCGATCTCGTCGGGGCTGCAGTCGAATGCCTGACTCCAGGGCTCCGTGAACGGCCGCCAGCCGCCATCGACGAGGTGCTCGATGGCGATCGCGTACATCGCAGGCGCTTCTTTCATAGCCACGCCTTTCCGTTTTTAATTCGGCTGATCTGCGCCTGGTCGACGCCGTACTGACGTGCGAGAACGCGCTGGTAGGTGCCTCGTTCGAGTGCCGCGAGTATTTCGGCGACCTCCGCCCGCGTGAGCTTTGCGTGGCCGCTCAACTCTCCGCGAGTCGGAATGTGACGACCCTTGTCGTACGACTCGCGCTGGTTGTCCGAGACGGTGCCCTCGCGGAGGTGCTCACCGTTGCAGCAGGGCGGGTTGTCGCACGAGTGCAATACGTGCAGGCCGAGGCGAATGGGCCGCCCGAGCTTGAGTTCCAGCGCGAGCCGGTGCGCGCTTCTCGTGTAGACGCCCCCGTAGTCAGTTCCGCGATAAAGGCCATAGCCCTTGTGGTTGCAGGTGCCCTGCCAGATCCAGCAGCCGGTCGCTGGATCGATCTGGACTCGCAGTAGAAGCCAGTTGACATCGCGGATGTGACGCGGTGGGGCCATCCCTGAATCCTAGCAGCTAGATGCACACGCATACTACAGATCGGGGGCGCAACAATGGCAACTGCCCCCGTGAATGAGATCGGCTACGCGACCTCCGGCTCGTTGTTCTGGTCGTACGACGAGAACGAGACGACCCCCGAGCTGCAGTGGCCGCAGTCGGTGAACGTCTACGACCAAATGAGGACACAAGACGCCCAGATCGTCTCGGTGCTCCGTGCCGTCTCACTGCCGGTGCAGCGGACCCCCTGGCGCATCGACCCCGCCGGCTCGAAGGCACGGGTCGCGCAGTTCGTCGCGGACGAGCTCGGCCTGCCGGTGGTCGGTAAGGAGCCGAAGCCGGTGCCGCGGACCCGCGACCGGTTCTCCTGGGCGGAGCACCTCGAACAGGCGCTGCTGATGCTGCCGTTCGGGCACATGTTCTTCGAGCAGGTCTACCGGGTCGATCCGGGCGGCGGCCGCGCGCACCTGCGCAAGCTGGCGCCGCGGATGCCGCGGACCATCGAGGAGATCAAGGTCGCGCCCGACGGCGGCCTGGTCTCCATCACGCAGTACTCGACGATGACCTCGGCCCGGCAGCGCCCCATCCCTGTGACACGCCTCGTCGGCTACGTGCACCAGCGCGAGGGCGGCAACTGGAAGGGGCGCTCGCTGCTGCGCCCCGCCTACAAGAACTGGCTCATCAAGGACCGGCTGCTGCGCGTCGACGCGCAGACGATCGAGCGCAACGGCATGGGCGTCCCGCTGTACAAGGCCGGCGAGGACGAGCAGGACCTGAGCAAGGGCCTGGCCATGGCGAAGGCATGGCGGGCCGGCGAGACCGCCGGCTCGGCGGTCCCGAACGGCGCCGACATGGTGCTGCGCGGCGTCGAGGGCACCCTGCCGCAGGCGCTGCCGTCGATCCGATATCACGACGAGCAGATCGGCCGGGCCGTCCTGGCCCACTTCCTGAACCTTGGCACCCAGACGGGCAGCTGGGCGCTGGGCACCACGTTCGCCGACTTCTTCACCCTGTCGCTGCAGACCCTCGCCCAGCAGATCGCCGACACCGCGACGCAGCACATCGTCGAGGATCTCGTCGACGTCAACTTCGGTGAGTCCGAGCCCGCGCCGCGCGTCGTCTTCGACGAGATCGGCTCCCGGCAGGCCGCCACCGCGCAGGCGCTGAAGGCGCTCGCCGACGCGGGCCTGATCAGCCCCGACGAGGTGCTGAAGCAGTCGGTGCGCCAGCAATACGGCCTGCCCGCCGTCGACCCGAACGCCCCGCCCCCGGCCCCGCCGGTCCAGCCCACGATTCCGGGCCTGGACCCGAACGCGACGCCATGAGCGATTCCGTCGTCGCCAAGTGGAGCCCGGGCCAGAAGCGCGACCCGGACGGGCAGTGGTCCGACGGGATCCCGGGCCCGGCCGCCGACCCGCTGAAGCTGGCGGGACGCATCAAGCTGGGACCCGGCGAGACGTTCGGCGGCAGCGCCAGAATCAGCGACGCCCACGGCGACACGACAGCCGTACTTGCGAGCGTCTCCGGCCCGGCCGGCACCCGGCTCCGCCTCGGAGTGGTTCACCCGGAAGACGCCAGGAGATGGCAGGCCGGCGACAAGGGCCGCACAGTCGAGCTCGACGCCGCGGGCGCCCGGCAACTGCAGCAGGTGCTCAGCGACGCACTCGCGGACGGCAAGAAGAGCGTCTCCGACTTCCGGGCCCAGCTCCGGCAGGCCCACAAGAACGGACTTCCGCAATCCGAATGGCCCGACCCGGAAACGGACATCGCATCAGGCGTCATTCGCGGCGCCGCGTGGGGTGACGTGACCTGGACGCTCACCCGCGAAGAGGGCGGCGACTATGCGTCCGGCGGCGAGAGTCTCGGCCCCGGCGGCGAATGGCTGCTGCAGCTCGACCCTGCCCCCCGCGGCAGCACGGAAGGGCGCGACAACTTCCAGATCACCCAGGCGTCAGCGATCAGCAAGTTCGACAAGGCGATCTCGAATCTGATCGCCACCGACCCGGTCACCGCATCCACCATGCGCACGACCCATGGAGGGCACATGGCCGAGCTCCTCGGCGTCGAACTGGCCCGTCCCGGAACCTGGCAGCTGTCTTCCGGCGAGCGCGAGTTCACCCCCGACATGCTCCGTGACGCCGCCGAGTTCTACGCGGCGTCGGGCAGTGAGCGGGTGCCGCTCGGCTTCGGGCACCTCGACTCCCGGTTCGACGGCGAGCCGGCGTTCGGCTGGGTGTCGAACATCCGCTACCAGGTCGACGGCCGCGGCCCGGTGCTCCTCGGCGACCTGGTCGACCTGGACGACTGGGTGCACGCCGCCGCCCCGGCCCGCTGGCCGAAGCGCTCCATCGAGGGTGTTACCGGCGTGAAGTTCCAGGGCCGCGAGTACGGCCTCGTCCTCACCCGGCTCGGCCTTCTCGGCTCGACCCCACCCGGGATGCCGGTGCTGAAGTCGCTCACCGATCTGCGCCAGCTCGTGTCCGCCGCTGCCGCCGAATCCGGCGCCGAGTGGATCGCGGCCAGCGCACCAGAATCACCCCCTCCGGGGGCTGACCATCCGTCCGACAGAAAGGGAGCCCCGGGCATGCCTGACGCAGCCAAGCTCCGCGAGGCGGTCGGCCTGCCGGCCGAGGCCTCCGACGATGAGGTCAAGGCAGCGCTCGCGACTGCCGGACTCGTCGCGTCCCAGCCCGAGCCGCAGCCGGCTCCCAACCCGACCCCGGAGCCCAACCCGGTGCCGGAACCGCAGCTCGTGTCGGCCTCGTCGGCCAACACTCCCGGCACCGTCCTGATCGCCTCGTCGGTGTGGGAGGAGACGCAGAACACGATCAAGCGTCTCGCCGCCCACGTCGACCAGGCCAAGCGCGACGAGGCCGACAAGGTCATCGCGTCGGCGGTCGAGCAGGGCAAGTTCACCCCGGCTCAGAAGAAGCACTTCGCGAAGCTGTGGGCCGCCGACCCGGAGGGCACGAAGGCGCTCATCGAGGGCCTGACGCCGAACTCGGCGCTGGCCATCGCCGCGTCGGGCTATGCCGACCTGGACGACAAGGAATTCGACCGCGAGTTCGCGGGCATGTTCCCGCCCGGCTCCATGACCAAGGGGGTCTGACCCATGGCTGACTACCAGCCGATCGTCTCCGGCGGCGCGAAGCCGTGGACGGCGACCACCTCCGGTGCCGTCACCGGTGGGCGCGTGCTCGTTTCGTCCGGGAACGGCACCGTCGCCCACGCCGCTGGCGCCTCGGCCGTGTGTGTCGGTGTCGCCGCACACGACGCGGGCTCCGGCGCAAAGGTGACCGTGTGGCCGCTCGATGGCGTTGTGCACGAGCTGGAGGCGTCCGGCGCGGTCACGACCGGCGCTGGCGTGCAGAGTGACGCCAACGGTCAGGTGGCTACCGTCACCACGTCGATCGCTGCGGGTTCCGCCGCGGGCACGCTCATCGGAACCGCGCTCACGACGGCTGCAGGATCGCCACTCAAGCTTCGAGTGCAGGGCCGCCGCTGATGCCAAGTCCTCAGGGAAGCACCTGGCGCAACACTGTCGTGGGTCCTGAGTGGGGCCACATTGTCCGTCGCCTCACAGTCCTTCAGGCGGGCGTCGAGGCTCACGAGGAGTCCTACGAGCCCACCACCTTCGCCACCCTGACGGGCAAGATCGCCGACGCGCTCGACGCCCTCGGTGACGCCGAAGTCGCTGCAGGTTCCAGCAGCAACGACGGCTACCCGGTCTGATTCCCCGAGAGGAGATAAGCAGTGCCCACTACCTACCCGGCAGCTGCGCCCACCCTTTCGGGCGACACGCTGTCGATCAGCCGCTTCCTGCAGAACCCGACCGCCATCGGCCGGATCCTGCGGACCTTCACGAACCTGCGGTTCGTCTCCGACCAGATCCTCACCCAGCGATTCCGCTCGAGCGGCGGCGCGGTCACCTACGAGCAGTCCGAGCCGTTCGTCTCGGACCGCACCGTCGAGGCCGTGGCGCCCGGGTCCGAGTACCCGTTCGCGTCGCTGCCGACCGGAACGGCCGCGGTCGCCGCGATCGTCAAGTGGGGCCAGAAGACCCGGCTCACCGACGAGGAGATCGCCCGCTCGGTCTACGCCGGCCAGGCGATCTCGCGCAGCATGCAGAAGGTCGTCAACTCGATCATCCGGCAGGTCGACGCCATCTCGATGTCGGCGATCCAGTCGAACCTCGCGGACACCGCCACCACCGGCATCTGGGACTCGGCGACGCTCGCGACCCGCAAGCCGCTCGACGACATCCTGCTCGCCGTGCAGCGCATCGAGGACCGCAACCAGGGCTACCGCCCGGACACCCTGGTCGTGTCGCCGAAGGCGTACACGTACCTGATGCTGAACGACACCATCGCGACGCTGCGGCGGCGTGAGGCCACGGACAACCCGGTCTACACCGGCATGATCGAGACCGTCGCCGGTCTGACCGTGCTGAAGACGCCGGCACTGACGACCACCGCGCTGGTGCTCGACTCGAACATGCTCGGCGGCATGGCCGACGAGGTCGACGGCGCGCCCGGCTACGGGGTCGCGGACCTGGCCGTGCAGATCAAGTCCATCCGCAAGGACGACATCGACGCCTGGGACCTGCAGGGCCGCCGCAAGACGGTGCCGATCGTGCAGGAAGCCGGCGCCGGCGAGGAGATCACGGGAGTGGTGAGCTGATGAGCCACGTGGTGACGGCGCCGTACGTGACGGCCCGAGTGAAGGACGACTTCGGTTCGGACGTCGTCCGGGAGTTCTACGCCGGCGGTGTGCTGCCGAAGCAGACCCACTCCGACGACATCGACAGGCTGACCCGCAAGGGCATGATCGCCGAGCAGGGTTCGGCCGAGGCTGACGCGGCCTCGCCGGTCGGCAAGCCGGTGCAGTTCGACAGCGCCGGCATGCCGAAGGCCGACGCGCCGGCCGACAGCAGGAAGCCGGCACCCAAGCCGGGACCGAAGGCCCAGTCGGCTGACCCGAAGGCCTGACCGTGGCGGACCTGTTCGACCTCGGGGACCTGCCGTCCTGGCTGCAGGTCCCCGAGGTCGACACCGAGACGGCGACCCGGGTGCGGCGCTACGTCAACGGCTGGCTGCAGGACGCGGCCGGCCTGGACACGTGGCCGGATCCGATCCCTGACCGGCTGTGGGCGTGGGCGATCGAGCTCGCCGGGATCGTCATCGACAACCCGACGGCGAAGTGGTCGGAGACGATCGACGACACGAGCGTGACTTTCGACCGCGGCCCCCAGGGGCGTCGCCGCGAGATCCTCACCGCTGCCCGTCGCGCGTACAGCACGGCCGGCCAGCCGCAGTATTCGTTCCCGGAGCCGGACTGGTCGTGGACGTCCACCACGACCTCGACGCTGGAGGCGTGATGGGCGTCCCCGTGCTCGCCGCGCCCGAGCGCCGCTGGGAATGCCCCAACTGCCCGGCAGAGGACGTCACCCGCGAGGCGCAACCGCACAGCCGCTTCCACAACTGCCCCGGCCTGGCGGGCCTCAGTGCGCCGATGGTGCCTGCGGGCACGAAGGCGAAGGTCGAGGCGGTCGAGCGCGAGGACTACATCGGCGCCGAGGACGTGCAGTACGACGGAAACGGCCGCCCGATCATGTCGGTGGTCACCGAACGCTGGGACGGCAGCAACGACGTCGCCGTCCTTGCGCCTACAGCGCACGGGAGGCTCGGATGAGCACGCCGACTTCGGGCGGGGCCGCGTTCAACCCGGCCGTCCGCACCGAGGACAACGCCCCGGCCCCCGAGCCGGACGACGAACAGTGCGACACCAGCAACGAGGCCGATGACGGCCAGACCACCGGAGAGGACGGGTCGTAATGGCCTTCGGCAGCTCGAGCGCAATCTTCCGCGAGTGGATCATCCAGATGCTGCAGGTGTCCGGCACCGGGTACACCGGGCTGGACTCCGACACGGTGAAGCTCGCCAACTTCGGGAACACGGGAACGCCCGACAAAGATGCCGCAGTCGGCAGCACCGGGTTCAACACCGGCGCCTGGGTGACGGGCAACGAGGTCGTGGACGCGACGAACTGGCCGACCACCGGCCTGGCGCTGGCGTCGAAGACGTTCACCACCCCGGCGACCGGTGTCGCGATGTTCGACGCGGCCGACCGTGCCGGGTCCGGCAACGTCACCCTGTCCGGTGTGTACGGCGGTCTGGTCTACGACGACACGATCTCCGGAGGCTCCGTCGCCGACCAGGGCGTCTGCTACCTGGCCTATGGTGGATCACAGAGCGTCACCGCAGGGACATTCACGGTGATCTTTGCCGCCAACGGCATCATGAGGGTGACGGTTTAAGCTGGCAGTACCTGGTACCTGTTCATGCGTTGTCGTACACTAGAAGCATGGCGACGTTCGACGACATTACAGGCCAGAGGTTCGGCAGACTGACCGTCACGGAGCGTGCTGAGAATCGCAACGGCGTCGCATGGTGGAAGTGCACGTGCGACTGCGGCAAGGTAACCGAGGTTCGCGGAGCGGTACTCCGCAATGGCCACACGAAAAGCTGCGGATGCGGCTCAGCCATCAAAGCCAAGCACCGCCTCCGCAAATCCCCTGAGTACACGGTCTGGGTCAACATGCGAGGCCGCTGCAACGACCCGAACGACCACAGCTATGCGGACTATGGCGGCCGAGGCATCCGGGTCTGTAGCCGCTGGGAACAGTCGTTCGAGAATTTCTACGCCGACATGGGTCAGCGCCCATCGAAGAACCATCAAATCGAGCGGACCAACAACGCCGGTCCCTACTCGCCGGACAACTGCCGGTGGGCGACGCGCATCGAACAGTGCAACAACCGCCGATCGACCGTGCTGGTCGAGTGGCGCGGCATGAAGCAGACGCTTCCGCAGTGGTGCCGCCAGGTCGGCCTGCCGCACCGGACGGTCTGGCACCGGATCAACAAGGCGGGATGGAGCGTCGAGCAGGCGCTGACCACCCCGCTTCGACCATGGGGGCCGGGAAAGCCTCGCGCCTAGGAGGCTCGGTGCCCATCGCGGTCAAGAACTTCGTCCGCTTCAACCAGTCGGGTGCGCCGACGGCCGCGTTCACCCGCGGCTCGCAGGTCGGTGTCCCGACCGGCACCTCGCTCGCCAGCCGGTCCACTCTCGGCTCCCCGACGGCGACCGAGACGTTCACCGTCACCCACCCGGTCGCCGGGGCCAGCGCCGAGCTGGACGTCAGCGTGTGGCGGCACATCCGCTTCACCGACACCATCACCCCAGCGCCGGGTTCCGGTGTGACCTACCTGTTCGAAGAATGCTCGTTCGAGGGCGTCGGGAACTGGTGCGTCGAGGTCGACGGCGCCGGCGCGACGGCGGACGTCATGGCGCCGCTGGTGGTGTTCAACCGGTGCAACTTCGACGGCGGCAGTGCAGGCGCCACCGACAAGTGCCTGCTCGGCGGCTACTGCTGGGTGATCGACTCGGACATGCGCGGCGCGGAGGACGGCTGGTCCGGCTGGTACTACAACGTCGGGCTGCGCTCCAACTTCGTCGCGTACGGCGCCACCGAGGATCTGCACTCCGACGGTGTGCAGTGCACCGACATCGGCCGGTCGACGTTCTACGGCTGCTGGATCTCCGCCGGCACGGGCCCGGGCGCGTCTCAGGCGTTCCGTGTGGGCACCGAGGCCGGGGCGGCGCAGGACATCGACGTGCGGTACTGCGGCCTCGACCGGGGCGGGTACGCCATGCAGTTCCGCGGCGACTCGGGCGCCGGTGACATCACCAACGTCACCGTGCTCGGGTGCCGGTGGACCCGTGAGCACGCGTTCGGCCCGATCGACGTCGAGCAGACGACCGGTATCACCTGGACCGACAACGCCTACGTCGACGGTGAGTCGATCCCCTCGCCGTAGGAGGCCTGCGTGGCGGCTCCGACGCTGACCTCCAGTACGAGTTCGGACTACACGGACAACGCCGCGGTCAGCGAGGTAACCGGCACCCTGACATGGAATTCGGGCGACCGGATCCTGGTCGTGGCGATGACCGAGGATCAGAGCTTCACCCTGGCCACCCCGACTGCGACCGGGCTCACGTTCACCGCGCTCGGCTCCGCTGTCACGCCCAGCAACTCGTGCTGGCTGCACGCGTGGGAGGCGACCGCTGCGGGTTCCGGCTCGTCGGCGGTGACCGCGACCCGCTCCGGCGGGACCGGTGTGGCGATGCGCGGCATCTACGCGTTCGCGTACGGCGGCTCCACCGGCTTCGTGCGGACCAACAAGGCCGGGGTGAACGCGACCGAGACGGTCAGCGTCACCCGCACGCTGGCGAACTCGGCGATCGTGTTCTGGTCGGCGGACTGGTCGGCGTCCGGCACCGGCGGTATCGGCTGGACCCCGGCCGGGCAGACGCAGCTGATCGCCCAGACGAACACCGGCGCCACCGCGGTCGTCGGACGGTGGGACGACCAGGGCGCCACCGGCACCACCGCCTACGGCACCACCGGCCTGGCCGGCACGGCGTTCACCGTCGCCGCCGTCGAGGTCCTCGGCACCGCCCCGTCGGGCACGGACGCGAACGCCACCGAGGCCACCGCCGCGGGCGCGGCCCAGTCTCCCGCGGCGTCGCCGGCGGGCAATGCCGCCACGGCCGCGGCTGCGGGTGTGGCGAACAACGCCACGACGTCATCGGCCGCGACAGCCTCGGCCGGTGAAGCTGCGGCGGCCGGAGCGGCGTACGACGCGACGGTGAGCACGCCCGGCGGTGGCGGCGGCGAGCAGTCGCTGTTCACCAGCGAGACCCCGGCGGGGAGCTTCTCCGACGGTGCGCCCGGCATCACCACCGCCACGACGGTCCGTTTCGCGCAGGACGGCGAGGTCACCGCTGTCGCGTTCTACGCCAGCAGCAGCGTCTCCGGTACGTACACCGTGGCCCTGTACTCGGTCGACGCGTCCGACCCGGGAACGGGCACGCTGCTCGGCAGCGCGACGATGGGCGTAGCGCCGACACCGAGCGCGTGGAACACGGTGCCGATCACCCCGGTCCCGGTCACCGCCGGTGTCCCGTATCGGGCGGTCATCTTCTCCGGCGACGGCCGTTACGTCACCACGTCGTCGTTCTTCAGCTCCGACCTTGTCAACGGGGACATCACCGCCGACGCCAACGGCGACACGGTCGGCGGCTTCACCATCTTCCAGGGCACGTACCGGATCGACTCGACGCTCGGCTACCCGAACTCAGCCGGCGGCGGCTCCTGCTACTTCGTCGACGTCGTGTTCGCAACGGTCGGCGCGGGCACCAACGCCCCCGCCACCGAGGCCGCGGGCACCGGTACGGCGCTCGGCGTCTCCACCACTGCCACGACCGCCGCGGCGGAGGCTCCAGGGTCGGGCTCGGCGTTGGGTCCGGCGGCCACCGTGGCCGGGCTGCCGTCGGTGCCGTCCGGCTCCGGCGCGGCCCAGAGCCCGACCGTCGCGGCGGCCGCCGCAGGCGGTCTGGCCACGGCGGCCGGTACGGCCGAATGGGACGCCGGGTCGAGCATCAGCCTGGACCTGATCGCCGACAACCCGGTCGAGGCAACCGGCGTCGCCTACGCCGCGACGGTTTCGACCACCTCCGCCACCACGGCGAACGCCACCGAGGCCACCGCTGCCGGTGTCGCCGCGAACGCCACCGTGTCGACCAGCTCGTCCGCGAGCGCCCCGGCCACCGAGGCCGCCGCGGCGGGCGTCGGGTACGGCCCGGCAACGGCACTCACGGCAGCGGCCAGCGCGGCCGCCGCCGTCGGTGTCGCTTCCGGCGCCACCGTCTCCACCTCGACCGCCACCAACGCCCCCGCCGTCGAAGCTGCGGGCACCGGTACGGCAGCCGACCCGGCTGCCGCGGTGCAGGCCTTCGCGGGAGTCGCCGCCGCCACCGGTACGGCGCTCGACCCGAGCGTGCTGATCGGCGGGCCCGGCTCGGCGAACGCCGGTACGGCGCACGGCGCCGGTGCCGCGTTCTCGGTTCGGCCCAGTAAGCGGATCCCGCGCCCGTTCACCGGGGCCACTGCCCGCCCTTACGCCGGAGTCACGCTCAGACCGTAGGGAGGGCACGCCGTGCGGCTGTACGACACGATCACCCGCCTGCGCGCCCCGCTGGTCTCCGCCGGGTACGGCAACACCAAGCGGAACTGGGCGGCCGCGACCAGCACCGAGTTCGTCGTGCACTGGTCGACGAAGTCGGTGACCGAGGTCGTCGGTGACGAGGCCCGCACGGTCACCCGCGGCAAGGTCCTCGGCGGCCCGGACCTGGACCTGGAAGCCACGGACCGGGTGCTGTACGACGGCGACCTCTACGAAGTCGACGGGGACGTCATGAAGTCCCCGCGGATGGGCCAGCTCCACCACGTCCGCGCGATGCTGCGCCGCATCACCACCACGGGGGCGTGATGGCGTACGCCGTGCTGCCCGACATGGAGCAGGAACTGGTCACCTTCCTCGCCGCCCACGCCAGCCTGACCCCGCTGATCGGCGACCGCGTCTCTACTGAGTTGGCCACCGACGACGCCTGCCTGCAGGTGACCGCCCTGGGCGGGACGCAGCCGTGGCCGTGGGAGGCCACCGTCGAGTTCTCGCTGTCCGCGTGGGGCGGCGACAAGGGCGAGGCCAACCTGCTCGCCCGGACCGCAGCCGTGGCCGCCTACGACCTCGTCGGCCAGGCCGTCACCGGCGGCCGCGTGATCGGCGCCGACGTGCGTCTGGCGCCGCTGTGGTCGCCCGACGAAGAAACCAACCGTCCGCGATATCGCACCGATGTCGCGTTCGTCGTCATGCCCTGACAAGGAAGGACACCTCCGTGGCCGAACGCCAATTCGTGGTGGTCGAAGACATCCCCGTGGGGGGCGTCCTCGCCTACACCCGAGGCCAGACCATCACCGAGCAGGCCGTCAATGACAACGGCTGGCAGGACCACGTCGCCGTGGCCGGCACCAAAGCCGCCGCGGAGGTCCAGGCCGAGATCACCGGCCGCGACGCCAGTGAGTTCCAGACCACCGCCTCGCGGAGCTCCGGCTCGACGGGCACCAGCGAGAAGGTGAGCTGACCCGTGGCCATCGCACCCATCACCTCGGCGCTGATCCAGACCGGCCCGGGCCGTATTCGGTACGCGCCGCTGGCCACCGCCATCCCGACGATCACCCCGACCTCGTCGAGCTACTCCGCCATCACCTGGACGAACTGGCTGGACCTCGGCTCGACCGACGCGGGTATGACCTACACCGAGGCGACCGAGACCGCCGACATTCGGGTGGCCGAGTCGAAGTACCCGGTCCGCACGGTCACGACCAGCAAGTCGTCGCGGATCGCGTTCACCGCCCAGGAGGTCTCCGACCTGATCTGGAAGCTGGCCATGAACGGCGGCACCCTGACCGCCTCCGGCACCACCGGTACCAAGCAGACGGAGTTCTCGCCGCCGCTGGCCGACGCCGAGGTCCGGGTCATGTTGTCGTTCGTGTCGAACGACAACCTGGAGATCCTCGTCTTCCCCCAGGTCTTCCAGGTCGGCGCGGTGGAGTTCGTCCGCGGTGACTTCGAGACCAAGGCCGGACTCCCGATGGAGTTCAACGCCGAGATCCCGTCGTCCGGCTACACGGTTCCGTACAAGCGGTTCACCACCGGCGCGCTGTCGCTGGGCGTGTAGCTCTTCTGATCGTGCGGGGCCGTGCTTCCTGGCGGCGGCCGGTCCCGCACTCCAGCCGCCAGAGCCGCCAAGAGCAGGAGCACCACCGTGAAGCTGGGCAGTTTCAGCGCCGCCGTCAAGGAGTTCGACCCGGACGTCGAGCGCGACACCTTTGACCTGTTCGACGAGGAGTTCACCGTCGAGGGCGTCATCCCGCCGATGCTGATGGTCCACCTCGGTGCGGCCATGGCCGGCAAGGCCGGGCAGATGGAGGGCAACGCCGCGATGTGGCAGGCCCTCACCTCCGCCCTCACCAAGCCGGAGCACGAGGGCCCGGACGGCGAGACCGTCCCGGCGGACCCATCGCAGTTCCGGAAGTTCTACAAGCTGGCCGTGGCCAAGAAGCTCGACGACGACAGCATCATCGACCTGGTCTGGACCCTGGTCGGCGCACAAGTGGGAAAAGCCGCCGAGCAGCCGCCCACCTCGCCGCCTGGGCCGCATCCCACTTCGACGAGCTCGAGCTCCTCTGCCTCGGATACCCCGGACTCGTCGGGGCTGGTGTCGGTCGAAGATCGCATTGCTGGCCTGAGCTGATCTCCGCCCGGCTGCTGCTCAACATCGTCCACGGCCACCTCGCCGAACGGGTCGAGGACTTCGGGCAGTGGCTCGAAGGCCCCATCACCGCAGGCGACCGCCGCCGCGAGGCCGCCATCCAGAAGACCTTCGCCGGCCGCATCCGGTCCTGACCAGGAGGTGGTGACGGTGAAGCTCGACAACAAGCCCAGCGACCCGCGGGCCCTGCGCGACCTCGCCAACAGCCCGCAGGTCCAGGCCGTCTGCGAGGCCCTGGCCAAGGACATCCAGCGCGACGCGCGCCGACTGGCCCCGAAGCGAACCGGTGCGCTGCGCCGCAACATCGTCGTCGAGGAGATCACCGACCTCGAGACCGGTATCGAGGGCTTCGCCGTCGGCTGGTCCGACCGGGGCTGGTACGGCTGGCTTGTCGAGGTAGGCACCGAGGACACCCGCGCGCAGCCGCACCTGGTCCCGGCCGCGATCAAGAATGGCGTGACCGGCCGGGGCGGTGCGCTGTGAGCGTCCTGCGGCGCGGCTACGTCCCGGTCGAGCCGGACATCACCGGCTTCGACGAGAAGCTCCGCGAAAAGTTCCAGCGCTCCGACCCGGGAGGCAAGGCCGGTAAGCAGCTCGGCGGCCAGCTCAACCGCGCGCTGAAGCGCGTCGACATCGACGCCATCGACATCAAGGGCGACCCGAAGAAGGCCCTCGCCGCGATCGCCGTCACCGAGGCAAAGCTCCAGGCACTGTCCCGCAACGCCTCCACCGTCGAGATCAAGGTTCGTGCCGAGCAGGCGCTGAAAGAGATCGGCCGGTTCCGGAAGACCCTCGGTGACATCGGCGAGGACGAGGCCCCCGATGCGGCCAAGGGATTCGCCGCGCGCTTCTCCGCCAGGCTGGGCCCGCTGCTGGCGTCCATGCCGATCGGTGGGCCGATGTCGACCGCGCTGGTCGGTGCCGGCGTTGCGGCCGCACCGCTGCTGGGCGCGGCCGTCGCGGGCGGGATCATCGGCGGTGTCGGCATCGGCGGTGTCGTCGGTGGCATCACCCTGGCCGCGAAGGACACCCGGGTCAAGGCCGCCGCGAACGAGCTGGGCGACCGGCTGGAGCGGCGGCTCTACCGCGCTGGTGGGGCGTTCGTCGGCCCAGCCATCCAGGGAATCGACCGGGTCGAGCGGGCACTGGACGACATCGACATCGAGGGCATCTTCGCGAACTCGGCGAAGTTTGTGGACCCTCTGGCAACAGCAGTTTCATCGCTGGCGGTTGACCTCGGTGGCGCGTTCGACGACCTCATTGCTGTCGGCGACGGCCCGGTGGACGAAATCGCCGACGGCATCGCTCAGATCGGCGCTGCGGCCTCGGAGGGCCTGGGGAGTCTGGCGGACAACAGCAAGGAAGGCGCGGACGCGCTCGCGACCGTCTTCGACCTGATGGCCTCCGGCATCCAGACCACGTTCAATCTGGTCAACGTCTTGACCGAGCTGTATGGCATCGGTCAGAAGATCGGCGCCGACATGGCGCTGCAGGCCGCGCTGAAGCTGACCGGCGCCAGCATGGACGCCAACACGTTCTCCGCCCAGCGCACCAAGACCGCGACCCTCGACCTGAGCGGTGCCCAGATCGTCGCGGAGAAGAGCGCCGAGCAGCTCAAGGAGGAGCAGGACCAGCTCAAGAACGTCCAGACGGCGCTGACGTCCGCGCAGGACGCGCTGTCCCGCAGCCTTGACAGCTTGGGCGGCAAGAACACCACCGCGGCCCGCAACGCCGACGCGCTGCGTACGGCGATGGACAACCTGTACGGCGCCACCCAGCGACAGGCCGACGCGAACGTCTCCTACGAGGCGTCGTGGGACGGGCTCAGCGCGTCCGTGAAGGCCAACAAGCGCTCGCTGGATGTACACACCGAGTCGGGCCGGGCGAACCGCGAGTCGCTCAAGGCGTTGATCGGCAGCACCAACGAGGCGTACCTGGCGGACATCAACGCCGGTGTGGCCATCGACAAGGCCCGCACCAAGCACGAGAACCGCATCAAGGCGATCAAGGAAGAGTCGCGCCGGCTCGGCCTGAACGAGAAGGCCACAAAGGAGCTGATCGGCACCTACGGCCAGATCCCGAAGAAGAAGCAGACCGACCTGATCCTCGGCAAGGTCGGCGGGATCGTCAAGGCGCTCGAGAACCTGTACATCACGCAGCGGGCCATCGCCGAGGGCATCCCCCTGGCGTCCGCGCGGGCAGCCGTGAAGGAAAAGGGCGGCCCCGCGAAAATGTTCGGCGGGTACGCACAGGGCGGCCTGTTCGACGGGCGGCTGCCCGGCGCCCCGTCGAAGGTCGACAACCTGCGCGGTGCCGGCCCGGATGGCAAGCCGTTCGGCCTGGCCGGCGGCGAGTTCATCGTCAACGCCACCCAGACGGCCAAGCACCGCACCGTGCTGGAGCGGATCAACGCCGGTGAGGACGGGTTCGCCGCCGGCGGCTACTTCCCGCCGGTGGACACATCGACGCGGATCCCGTTCCGGACGGACGTGTCGAAGGCGTTCGTGATGAGCCTGGCCGACGCGAAGTCCCGCGTGACCCCGGCGATCCCGTCCGGCGGCCGCACCTCGGACTTCATCGTCGCCGCGGCCAAGGCGATGGTGCCCGGCATTCGAGTCATCAGCAAGGACCGGCCCGGCGCCCGCACCCTGTCCGGCAACGTCAGCTACCACGCCCGGGGTCGAGCGGTGGACTTCGAGCCGTCGGAGAAGCTGGCCCGGCTGTGGAACGAGCGCTACAAAGCCCGCACCAAGGAGTTCATCAGCCCGTACCAGCAGTACAACATCCACAACGGCCAGCGGCGGACCTGGACCGGTGCGGTGTGGAACCAGCACAACTTCGCCGGCGGCAACGCCCACGACCACATCGCCATGGCCAACGGCGGCGTCATCGGCGAGCCGGTCATGGGCATCGGCCGGTCCGGCCGCAGCTACTCCTTCGGTGAGCGCGGCCCGGAGACGGTGACGCCCGGCGTCGGTGGCGGGCCCGTGCACTTCCACTTCCACGGCCCGGTCGCGTCGAAGAAGGCGGCGCAGACCATGGTGCTCGAGGCGTACCAGGGCCTCGTCCAGGCACGGAAGATCCCGGGCCGATGACGGTCCGCGGATGGACGGCCGCGTTCGACTGGTCCCGCGGCGGCACGTTCGCCGGCGCGAACGAGGACGTGTCGTCGCTGGTGACGTGGGACGACGTCGTCATCGAGGTCGGCCGCGGCACCAGCTCCGCCGCCAGCAACATCCCGGCGAGCACGCTGGACATGGAGCTCGACGACAGCGACCTGATCCTCGCCCCCGAGCGGTCGACCTCGCCGCTGTACGGCAAGGTCGTGCCGGGCGTGCCGTTCAAGTTCGACCTGACCGTCTCCGCCGCCACCACCACCCTTTACTCCGGCGTGCTGTCCGACCTGCAGTACGACTCCACCGACCGGCGGATGACCGTCGAGGTCACCGACGCGTGGGGCAAGCCGTCCCAGCAGAAACTGTCCACGACCGTCTACCAGGGCCGGCGCACCGGCGACCTGATCGGCGTCATCCTGGACGCGATCGGCTGGCCGGCCGACAAGCGCCAGCTGGACGCCGGGTCCACCGTGGTGCCGTTCTGGTGGGAGGAAGGCACCGACGCGGCCACCGCGGTGCAGAAGCTCGTCGACTCCGAGGGCCCGCCGGCGATCGCCTACGTGCAGGCCGGCGTCTTCGTCTTCAAGGACCGGTTCCACCGCATCACCGACACGGCCAGCCTGGTCAGTCAGGGCCTGTTCACCCGGATCTACCCGGAGGGCACCGGCCCGGGCGGCGACCTGAAGATCGCCGCCGGGTCGATCAGCTACAACCACGGCCTGGCGAACATCGTCAACACCGCCAACTTCTCGGTCGACGTCCGGCAGCCGGCGCCGCTGGGCGCGATCTGGTCGCAGAGCACGCCGCTGTCGGTCCCGGCCGGGCAGACGGTGGTCATCGACATCGAGGCCGGTGACGGATTCATCGGCGCGCTGGTGCCGGTGCGGACCACGAACGACGCGATCGAGGACGCCGAGCCGGACGGCGACTACCTGCTGGCCTACGGGTCGATCGCGTCGATGAGCCTGTCGCGGACCTCCGGCCAGTCGGCGCTGCTGACGATTGTCGGCGGCGGCACCGACGCCCTGCTGACGAACCTCCAGGTCCGCGGGAATCTGCTGTCGGTGGCGCAGACCGTGCAGGTCTCCGCCGCGGACACGTCGTCGCAGCTGACCAAGGGGATCTTGACCTGGCCGGGGAGCCTGCCGTGGGCGAACCAGTACGACGCGCAGGCGATCGCGCAGCGGATCGTGTCGACGTACGCGACAGCAAGGCCGTTGATCACGTTCACCATCGACGGGGTCATCAGCACCGCCTACCTGCAGCAGTTCGCCGCCCGGCGGATCTCGGACCGGATCACGATCCGCGACGACATCCTCGGCGTGAACGGCGACTACACCATCGAGAAGATCACCCGCACGGTCAAGGGCCTCGGCGCCAGCAGCAGCCTGCTGACCATCGTCGCCGAGCCCGTCGCCCCGGTCGGCAGTGCCAATCCGTTCACCTTCGACGTGGCGCTGCAGGGGTTCAACCTCGGCACCTTCGCGGCCGATGGTCTCGACAAGCCCACCACGCTGTTCCGATTTGATACCGCTGGGGTCGGCTTCAATCAGGGTCGATTCGGGGCCTAGGAGATCACATGAAGGCGCTCGCGTACCTGAACCATTCGAGATGGGTGGTTGATTGCCCCACCCCGGGCTGCACCGACGCCCGCCTCGCCCACGACGAGGCCGGCCGCCGGCTCACCGAGGACGTGTGCGCCAAGGGCCACCCGTTCGAGATCGTCATGCCCCCGGCTCAGGTCGAGGCACAGATCGTCGCCGCGGTCGCCGACCGGGCCGACGACGCCGACAAGTCCTGGTACCCGAAGGGCCACGTCCGTGCCGCGCTGGCCGGGCTCCCGACCGGGCAGTCCGTTTCTGATCTCGTCGCCGAGAACGACGAGGTGGCCCGCTACCGCGCCGCCCAGGACGTAGCCCGCCGCGACCAGCTGGCGCAGCTGCTCGTCGACCACGGCATTGAGGTCGACGACGACGGCAACTTCAAGGGGAAGATCTGATGGCCTACAGCACCCCGCTGACCGCGGTCAGCTCCACCGCCCTGACCGCGGCGCAGTGGAACGCCTCGGTGCGCGACAACATCCTGGAGACGCCGGCAGCGAAGTTCACCACCGCAGGCCGCATCTTCGTCAGCACCGGCGCGAACGCGGGCGCCGAGCGGGCCATCGAGTCCACCACCGTGTCGACGTCTCAGACCACCACGAACACGTCCTACACCAACCTCGCCACGACCGGGCCGGTCGTCACCGTCACCACCGGCACCCGGGCGCTGGTGTTCGGCAACGCGTTCATGTCGAGCAACTCCATCGGGCAGAAGAGTTGGATCTCCTGCGCGGTGTCCGGCGCCACCACCCTCGCGGCCAGCGACATCATCTCCGGCGAGTTCCAGGCGTACGGCTCCAACGCCGAGTACCGAGGCGGGTTCGCCACCCTGTTCAAGGCGCTGAACGCCGGGTCGAACACCTTCACCATGCAGTACCGCGTCTCAGCCGGCACCACCACCTACCAGGACCGGGAACTGACCGTCGTCGCGCTCTGAGGAGATGCCCAATGGCCGCCACCATTCCCGAGTACGTGGACCCGCTGCTGCGCCGCCAGCGGTACGCCGCCCAGATACTCGGCTCCGACGTGATGACCGCCGACCCGCAGGCGTACGCCATCAACGTCAGCCTGCTCGCCATCATCGGCGTGCTCATGAAGGCGCTGAACGACAAGGGCGTCGTCACCGACGCCGAGTGGCTGGCCCGCCTGGACGTCGCGCTCGCCGGCGACTGGCCGGCCTGGATCACCCAGCAGCAGATCCCCAATCCCTGAAGGGACACCCCCGTGGCCCAGTCGCCCGAGTATCCCGACCTGAAGTGGGTCGTGCCGCGCTCGTGGACGAACGCGAACCGCAGCTCCGTCCAGCTGATCGTCATCCACACCACCGAGGGCAGCGCGCACGGCCAGTCGGCCGAGGACGGCGCGGCCTACGACGCCCGTCGCACCGACGGAACCAGCGCGCACTACTTCGTCGACAGCACCAGCGTCGTGCAGTGCGTCCGCACCAACGACCAGGCCCACACCGCCCGGGCGCAGGGCAACCGCCGCGGCATCCAGTACGAGCTGTGCGGCCGCGCCGGTTCGCAGGACTGGAAGTCCGCCTACAGCCAGGCGATGCTCGCCCGGGCCGCGAAGCAGGCCGCGCGCGACGCCCGGAAGTGGAACATCCCGGTGCTGCACCTGACCGTCGCCCAGGTCCGGGCAGGCGTGAAGGGCTTCTGCGGCCACCACGACATCACCCGCGCGTTCCCCGCCGACGGCGGCACCCACACCGACCCGGGCACGAACTTCCCGTGGTCGCAGTTCCTGGACATGGTCCGGGCCGAGCTGGCCGGCAAGCCAGCACAGCAGGAGGACGAAGTGGCGCTCGCGACCGACAAGATCAAGCTGACTACCGGCTCCGCGAAGGAGCTCGGCGGCGACTACAAGGCCGGCACCGAGATCACCGGCGAGACCGCCCTGAACCTGATGTTGATCTACGCGGCCCGCGCCGCCGACGACTCCGCCGCAGCACTGGTGGCAGCTAACGCGGCGGTGGCCGCCGTGGCCCGGCTGGCCGCGAAGGATGCCGTCGACGAGCAGGCCCTGGCGGCCGTGCTCGCTCCGGCCGTCACCGCGCAGGTCCTCGCCGGGCTGCCTGCCGGCTCGGATCAGGTGACTCAGGAAGAGGTCAACACCGCCGTCACGACCGCGTTCCGCAACGCGTTCGCGAGCTGACCCCGGTGGCGCTGCTCCGACGGGTCGGCCGCCGCGGGGCGGCGCTGCTGTTCTTCACCCTGCTGGACTTCGTGTACGCCTACGCCCTGTTCACCGCGCCCCGGCCGCTGACGCCGTTCTACGCCTGGATGGACCAGATCATGCCGCTGGCATGGTGGGCGGGCTGCTGGGCCGCCGTCGGCCTGATCTGCCTGGTCTTCGCGTTCGCCATCCGCGACACCGCGGCGTTCATGGCGGCGGTGGCGCTGAAGGTCGGCTGGGGGCTGCCCGCGTTCTTCGGCTGGACGAGTGGGCACGTCCCGCTCGGGTACATCTCCGCTGTCATCTGGCTGGCCTTCGCCGCGTTCGTCTACCTGATCGCGGGAGGGATACCGCCTGCGACCCGATCGGAGAGGCGGTGGCTGTGGACCCGCTCCTCGGTCCCCTCCTGACCCTGGTCGGTGTCGTCGCCGCAGCCTATTTCACCTACCGGGTGTCGAACCGCAAGCTGAAGACCGACTCCGGCCAGCAGATGATCGACCAGCACCAGGAAGACATCAAGGAGTTGCGCGCCGACCGGGCCAGCGACCGGGCGAGGATCGCAGCCCTGGAACGGGTGCAGCGGGTCCAGGGCGACTACATCGGCGAGCTGCGCCGGCACATCGCCGACGGCCGCCCACCACCACCACCGCCCTATCCGCAGGGGCTCATCACCTAACGCCCGCTTCACATCTCCGGCCCCGATTTATAGTCGCGGCCGTTTCCCTTGCATTCCAAGATCGGAGTTCCCATGCAGGTCTACGGGAAGTTCATCGTCAGCTTCTTCTACGCGGTCGCCGTCGTGGCCGTGCCGCTGTTCTCCGGCGACAAGCACATCGACCCGTCCGAGGGTGTCGCCATCGGCATCGCCGTGTGCACCGCCGCCCTGACCTACCTCGTCCCGCTGGCCCCGTCCGCGCCGTGGACCAAGACCGCGATCGGCGCGGTGCTGGCCGGGCTCCAGGTCGCCACCACGGTCATCGTCGGCGGTGTGGACTCCAACGACGTGCTGCTGATCGCCTTCGCGATCCTGTCGGCGCTGGGCATCACGCTGGCCCCGGCACTGTCGCCGCGCACGGCCGTCGCGGTCGGCTGGGGCGCTGACACCTCGACGCGGGTCTGATCCGGTGACCCGCGAGCTGCCGATCATGGCGACCTCCGAGCCACCGATCACGGTCTACGTGGCCATCGGCAACGACGGCGACAGGCTGTCGCAGGGCCGCTGGATCTCCTACCACGACAACGTGGTGGAGATGATCGCGCTGTCCGGCACGCGGATCATGGCCGACTGGTACTCGTCGCCGCTGGCCGGCTGGCAGGGCCACTGCTTCTGCATCGAGGTCAAGGTCGGCGTCATCGACCGGCTGCAGCAGGAGCTGGCGACGATCGCCCAGGACTTCGGCCAGCCCGCGATCACGTGGGCTGAGGCGCCGAAGACGCACTACCTCGGATGATCGCGCTCGGCATCGTCCTCGCTCACCTCGTCGGGGACTACCTGCTCCAGTCGCACTGGATGGCCTGTGAGAAGACTAAGCGCTGGTGGCCAGCGATCGCGCACGGCCTGACATACACCCTGCCCTACCTGCTCGTCACCCAGTCGCCGTGGGCGCTGCTGGTCATCGGCGGGACGCACATCGTCATCGACCGGTACCGGCTCGCCCGGCACGTCGTGTGGGCCAAGAACCTCATCGGCCCGAAGGTGTTCCGCGCCGATCACACGCCAACCGGCTACCCGGCCGGGACGCCCGACTGGCTGGCCGTCTGGCTGCTGATCGTCGCGGACAACACCCTGCACCTGCTGATCAACACTGCCGCCGTCGTCTGGCTCTGACTAGGTCAAACCACCATGAACGCGGGAAACGGCGCCGTGTCCCGTGAGTGAGACGCCCAGGCCCTGACGGGGTGCACCGTCTCGCGCCAACAGAACAGGCCCACCTTGCCTTCGGGCAGGGTGGGCCTGTTTCTTGCTGTCTGCACATTGCAGATGGCTCAGGCTTCAAACCTGGCCCGGCGCCGACGGGCCACGACGACGCCCACCGCTCCGGCCAGCAGCAGCAGTCCACCGGCGGCCAGCGGCACGCCCGGCCCGGTCACCGGCAGCTGCGGCCCGGCGTCGACCTGCTCGGCGACCGGGACCGGGGTGCTGCTGGTCTTCGAGGGCTTCGGCTTCGGCTTGCTGCTGGTCGACGGCTTCGGCTTCACCGACGGCGACGTGCTCGGCTTCGGATCCGCCGGCCGTACGACCGTGCCCTCGCCGTCGCAGCCGAACCCGTCGCCGTCCGCGTCGAGCTGCCACGGGTCGACGGTCTTGTCGAACAGGGTGACCTGCCAGTCGACGTCCGGGCAGTCGACGTCGGCCGCCCCGGGGTGATCGACGCAGAGGGTGACCTGCCCGCCGGTGTAGCGGTAGGCGGCGCACGGTGCTGCGGCTGCGGCCTGTGCGGGCGCCGCGAGGGCCAGCGCGGCGAGCGCGCCCACGGCGGCAGCGGCGAGAGTTCGGGGAGTCATGCGGGGCATCGTATCGGTCGCCTCGCCGCCCCGGTCACTCCTCGTCGATCAGCTCCGGGCGGTGCTGGCGGACCCAGGCCTCGACGTCCTCGGCCAGCCAGACGTTGCCCATCTCCAGCTGCGCGATCGGCTCGGGGAAGTTGCGCCGCTGGGTGATCTGGTAGACCCGCGCCCGGCCGATCCCGCCCAGGCGGCGGCCGATCTCGGCCGGGCCCATGAGCCTGATGTCCCTACGCGCTGGCATAGCCCGCACGCTAGAGATGATCACGCTAAGCGCATGTGTATACACGCATAGTCTATCCGCACGCCGTATCCGCGCGTATAGTCCCGGGCTGGAGGCGGCGGCTAGGGCCGCGAGAGACTGTGGCCGTCGCCTCCCTTCCAACTCGCGGGAGGACGCCCATGACCGGCACCGGAGACCTGCACCCCATCGGCCCCGACCTGCTGCGGCACAACCGCCGGGTCATGGCCGAGCGCATCGGCTGGCCGGACGGTGCGGTCCAGGCGTGCGACTGGCTCCAGGACGCCTACCCGGACTGGATCCCCGGCTGGCAGCCGGAGTCGACGATCGCCGGGTTCGAGAAGCCCGCCGGGTTCTACGCCTCCCGCTGGCACCGGCGGTCCAACGAGCCGGCCGCCTACGGCGCCGACATGCTGGAGCTGGCCGTCGCCATCGAGACCTGGCCGTGGGATCAGGTCGCGGCCTACCGGCCGCAGAGCTAGCTGACCCCGATCACGGCGCACTCGATCGACCCGGCCGGTGCGGCGTCGAGGATGGTGGACTCCTCGGTCCGGGCGGTGTCACCGGGTGCGATGTTGCGGACATAGGCGGTGTCGGTGTCGAGCCGGCTCCCGGATCCGTCGCGGTACTCGATCTTCACCGTGGCGCTCTTCGTGGACTTGCTGACGTTCTTCACCGACAGGCCGACGGTCGCCGTCGCCAGTGAGCTGGTGCCGGTCGCCTCGCAGCTGGTCACCGTGGTGTCGAAGCTCGCCGACGCGGGGCCCTCGATGCGGTTGATGATGCCGACGAGGATCAGCACGCCGATGAAGGCAATGAGCAGCATCAGCACCACGCCGGTGCCGGACGTCCAGAAGACCAGCTTCGAGTTCGGCGGCTTAGCCGGCGGACCGGCGGGCGGGTACGCGACCGGCGGGGTGTACGGCTGGGCGGGCTGGTGCTGCGGCGGCCAGTACTGGTTGGGCTGGGCCGGCGGCTGGTTCTCGGGGTGGGTCATGGTCCGTCCTTCGTGTGAGCAGGGGGTTTTCGGCCGCGAGGACCGAAGTGTGGGCGATGGATAGTGATCTAGCAACGGTGTGTCACTGATCTGTCCGTATGGGTGATGACCGGATCCGGTCGGCGGATGACCGAACGTCTGATGAGTGCGGTTCACGCACTCCTAGTCCGATTCGGCAGTCGTCACGGTGGATGCATGCTGCGGTTACAGGCGGGTTAACTCAGACATCTCGCGGCCACTCCCACCTGCGGAAACGTGAAGGAAGCCCATGACTCTCGCCGTTATATTCATCCCGGCCGCCGCCCACCTGGCCACCTACGCGTCGCAGTGCCTCGAGTACTGCGCCGAGCGCGGCTATCAGGTGGCCGGAGTCGTCACCAGCGACTGGGCCGCTGCCGCCGGGATCGTCATGTCCCACGGCGCCGGCGTCCTGGTCGTCGCCCGCCCCGACCACCTCGACCCCGACCGCGAGCCCCGGACCGAGGTGGTCGATCACAGCACCACCCCGGTCGCACCGCCACGCAACGCCGGGCCCGTCCCGCACCGGCAGCGCAGGCCGAACCAGATCTAGGCCGCACGCAACCCGGCCACGGCGCGCTCCAGCGCCGCGTCGCCGACCTCGACGTAGATCTGGGTGGTCGACGGCGAGGCGTGGCCGAGGAGACGCTGCACCGCCAGGATGTCCCGGGTGGCCTCGTACGCCTCGGTGCCGAACGTCGACCGCAGCCGGTGCATGTGGACACCGACCAGGCCGAGGACCTTCTGCAGCTGGTAGTTGCCGCGGTGGCTGACCTGCTGCCGCGTCAGCCGCTGCCCGCGCCGGTCCAGGGTCAGCGGCCCCGGCGGCAGGTCCTGGGCGAGCGCCCACACCAGCGGGTGGGTGGGCACGTACCGGGGCTTGTCGCCCTTGCCGTGCAGCAGCACCCGCCGCTCGGTGATGTGCTCGCGGTCCAGGTTGGCGAGCTCGGTGCAGCGGGCACCGGTGAAGCACGACGTCAGGAACCAGTCCCGGTACGGGCGGGCGGCCCGGGCCAGCATCTCCAGCTTCTGCTGCTCGGTGACCGGGTTCGGCCTGCCGCGCGGCGCCGAGACGTGCGGCAGCGCGGCGGCCGGATTGAAGTCCAGCCGCGGGTCGGCGGGGTTGCAGGCCCAGTCGTAGAAGCCGTTCGCGGCGATGCGGCACAGCTTGCGGTGGGCCTTGCCGTGGCTGTCGGAGAAGATCCAGGCGTGCAGCTCCTCTTGGCAGGCCGAGACCAGGCCGTAGGGCAGCTGCCGGTCCATCCGCCGCAGGATGTCGGCGTAGGTGTCGCGGGTGCTCTCCGCGCGGCCGAGGTCGGCGAGGTGGCCGAGGTAGGCGGCAATCAGGTCGGTCATCGGGCCGCCATCTCGGCGCGGACCTGCTTGGCGGCGGCCAGCAGGTTGCGGATGTTGGCGAGCCGGTCCTCGCCGGTGACGTCGTGGATTCGATCGTTCGCCACATCGTCGACGAGCGTCAGGATCAGGCTGTCGCTGGGGTAGGCGCCACCGATGAGGTCGGCGTAGTAGGCGACGCTGCCGTGGGTGCGTCGCGCCGGTGCGGTGGTGGGTACGGTGCTCATGGGTCGCCTCCTGGGGCGATCAAGGACCCTGGGTGGTGTGTCCGCACTGGCCCGGGGTCCGCTTAACGGTGGTCACTCGATCGTGGTCGTAGGTTCACTCACGCGGGAATCGGTCGAACTCCTGGCCCTGTCGGTGTCGGGCGCCGCTTGTTGAACGGGACGGCCGATACCGGCCGGACGGCGTCGCGGCGCCCTCCTCCGAACGGGCTGCCGCTGGTGGCCACGTGGCGGTGGGCGCGGACGTTCGGCCTGGGGGTCGTCACTCGGAAGCGGTCGGTCGAAGGTGCCGGTGGGCAGGAACTATCGTTCAGCGCAGAACGCGCGCTGCTCCTTCCCGCGCCCTGGGACGAGCCGATCGGCCTGGGCAGTAGGTCGATGGCCTCGACCTCCAGGACTCGCGCGATCGCCTCCAGATCGTCCAGGTCAAAGGCGGTCTCCCCCGTCATTCGTCGGCTGATGGTGCTCTGCTTGATCCCCGTGCGGCGTGCCAACTCGGCTGCGCTCATGCGACGGCGAGCAAGGAGAACGCGGATCTCCTCTGCGGTGCCCTGTCGGAGCCATCCCGACGCACCGTTAGCTTCCGTACTCATGGAGAGATGATGACCCGCCCAGCGGGTCAGGCGCAACCCCTGGATATGCCAGACCGATTCCCGACATGTTTACCCGCCTAGCGGGTTGACGGCCCGCCCGGTGGGCGGGTAGAACTGTCCCATGCCAGAAAACAACCCGCTCAGCGGGACACGTGAAGCGGTGGCTGGCGCCGTTCGCATCGCGATGGCCCGAGAGAAGATGTCGGGCCGCGCGCTCTCCGAGCGGATCGGCATGCCGCAGTCCGTGTTCTCCCGCCGCATGTGCGGCGACGTCGCATTCACCATCGACGAACTTGCCCAGATCGCCGCCGCACTCGACTGCCCGCTCACCGAGTTGGTGGGCGCGGCCACGCCAGCCACGGCCGGTGCAGCATGACCACGCACCCGCCCGGCCAGCCCGACGGCCCGACCGGCCCCGGCCGCCTGCCGGAGTTCGACGAGGTCGACCACTACGCGACCGGCGAGCCACACCAGCACTCGACCCCGCCCGTGCCCCGCATCGGCGAGATCATCCGCGACAGCGAGCGTCTCCTCGCCCAGGCCCTCGCCGTGCTGGAGCGCGGTGTCGACCCGGCGTCGATCCCGCACGGCAACGCCGACCTGGTCTCCTTCTGGCGGGACTCCGCGGGCTTCCACATCGAGGCGGCCCTGCGTGACCTGGCCAGCCTGGCCGACGTCTCGCTGCCGCCGGTGGGCTCGGCCGTCAGACCCCCGGCGGTAGCCGGGAAGGAGCCGACGCCCGGCTCTGCCGCCGCGCTTGGCAGAGCGGCGCGCGAAAGCACCGAGGGACTGACCGCCCCCGGTGCAGGCACTAGCTCCGACCCCTCGCCCGGCAGCGGTGCCCCCGTGTCGCCGCCGGCGCGAGGGGTCGGGCCCGAGCGGGGCGAGGTGCGGGTCGACATCGTCCACGTCGGCGTCGACCCCACCGCCGCTCAGCCCGACTTCGCGAAGGCCGTCAAAGACGCGCTGGCCCGCGAGCACGCGAGGGCTCGACCTCGCGGGACGAGCTGATGAGCGGCAACAAGAAGGGCGCCCCGCCGCCGTCGAAGCCGCCGCGCAAGCCGATCAACACCCGGCCGATCGGCAAGCCGCCGATCTCCGGCCGCTGACGTAAGACGGGCCGCCCCGGCTCGACTCCGGTGCGGCCCGCTCACACCGCCCGACCACACCCTACGAAAGGTCGAACGACGTGATGGCTCTGAAAGTACCGTCGCCGGAGGACGCCACCAAGCGGGCTGCGTACATCGCCGACCTGCGTACCTTCGCCGACTTCCTAGACCGCAACTCCTGGGCGCCACTGCCCCACTACCCGCAGGTGCAGGTTGACCTCGAAGCTCCGGACGTCTGGGACGGCGGCCTGGCCGGACTCGCGAGGCTCCGGCAAATCGCCGCCAACTTCGGCGAGAAGCCCGACGAGCACACTGACGACCGGACTTCCGTGATGCACCGGTTCGGCGTCATCGAGTACAAGGTCATCACGTGGCACAGGTCCGGCCGTCCGGTCGAGGGTGGCGAGCGGGAGGCCGAGCTGAAGCGGCTACGCGCCCGGGTCGCCGAGCTGGAGGCCACCACCGACCCCGACGCGACCGGGCTGGCCTACTCCCGCACCGACTCCGAGGCCGACGACCCGACGCCGGTTTCGCCGGCCCGGGTGCCGCTGCACACCGGCTCGGTCGTCGACGGCGGCGAGCTGATCACCGACAAGGCGGCGCAGTGATGGCCGAGCCGTGTCGCTACAGCTGGCTCGTCGACGTTCTCGCCGCGCTGGACCGGACTACGCCGGAGCCGACGCTGTACTGCCCCGAGCCCGCCACCTACTCCACCCCGATCGTGCGTAAGCGGCCGGGCCAGGAGGTCGAGGTCTGGACGGCGCTGTGTGACGCCCACGACGAGGCCGCCCACGGTCTGCCGGGCTACGGCAACCGCTCGGTGAAGCTCAGCCGCCCGAGGGTCAGCCCGGCCATGTGACCCGGGGCTCGGCGGCTACCTCCCTGGTCGCCGATCCCCGCCCCTGCCGTCCGACTCCGGCCACCCGCTTCGGCGGAAGAAGGCGGACGGCACCCCCGGCCCGGGGTCGTGGGACCGCCATCGCGCGGCCCCGGGCCACCTCCCTGACTTCACTCCCGAAAGGTCCACATAGTCATGACCTCCCTGTTCCCGTCCCGCTACCGGGGCCGTCACCGCGCCCGCCGTCAGCGCCCGCTGCTGGCCGCCCTGACCGCCGTTGTCGCACTGCTGACCGTGGGGCGGTACGCCCGATGACCGCCCCGGAGATCACCCGAAAGCCGTCGAGCCGCATGGCCGAAAAGGTCGGCGAGTTCGAGCGCATCCTCATCACCCACCCCGGATTCCCGATGACGCCCGGCTATGGCCAGCACGGCATGGACCTGCGTTTCGCGCTCGTCGGCGAGCTGGGTGCGACCCAGTTCCTCATGTTCACCGACTGGGTCCCCGGCAGGGTTGGGCGGCCTTTCGGCGAGCCTCGCCGGTCGAGCGGCAGCTTCCCGATGGCGGCCGACCTCGGCTACCACTGGAAGACCGACCCGCACAACGGCGAGTACGACGGTTTCGGCCGGATGGACGAGTGCGACTTCTTCGCCGACGGCTGCTACTACGACGGCTCCGGCCTTCGCGCCGACCCGGTGATGCAGCGGTTCATCAGCGACGGCCTGGACGCGGTGTGGGCCGACCTGGAGGCCGAGTACCACGCCATCGCGGAGTGGTCGAAGTGACCGCCGACGCGCAGCAGTCCGCGCTGGCCGGGCAGCTGGCCGACGCCGCCCAGGACCGCACCAAGCTCCTCGCCGCCCTCGCCTGTGAAGCTGCGAAGCCCGGTGTGAAGTCGGGTGCGAAGCACATCACCGGCACGTTCATCGTGGTTCGGCAGGTGCACGTCAAGGGCCTCGGTGAGGTCGTCGACGTGCCGGTCTCCGGCCACCGGTTCGCGTGGGTCGCCCAGCTGTGGGCCCACCACCGCGAGCGCCAGCACGCCCACGAGGCTGGCGGCCACTACACCGTGCGGAGGGCCGACGCGTGAGCAGTGTCAATGCGCTCCATGTCCGCCGCATCCTCGGCCGCACGAACTGGTCAGCGCCAATCCCGTTCGGCCCGGACGGGTGGGCCTTCAAGGCGCTCGACGGCAGCGCCTCGGTGATCCTGACGGTCGCCGATCACGACGGCGAGCAGTGGGTGCACGCCTCCATCGCGCGCCTGTCGCGGATGCCTACCTATGACGACCTGAAGCTGCTGCACGGCGCCGTTTTCGGCAACGGCTGGGCGTACCAGGTGTTCGCGCCGCCTTCGGACCACGTGAACATCCACGAGCACGCGCTGCACCTCTTTGGCCGCCTCGACGGCAAGCCCGCCCTGCCCGACTTCACCGAGGGGACGGGGTCGATATGAGCGCCCGGCACGCGCTGTCCGGGGCCGAGGCGGCCACGATCTGCCGCAGCCTGGAACGCCAGCACATCCCCGTCCGGGTCGCCGTCGACGAGGCCGAGACCGTGCACATCTGGGCCCAGCGGACCGTCACCACCCGCGAGGAAGTCACCGTGCTGGCAGCCGTCCTCGCCTGGACCGACGCCCGAGTGGCCTGGCATGAGGCGGTGGCGTGATGGACCTGACGACCATCCCGGCGCCCGGAGTTCACGACCTCACCGACGATGAGTACTTCACCGGCGAGCTCGCCCGGGTCAGCCTGTCCAGCACCGGCGTGCGGGAGCTACTCGTCGCGCCGGCCAAGTTCCGCTGGAACCAGCAGCACCCGCAGCCGCCGAAGCGCACCTTCGACGTCGGCCACGCCGCGCACCAGCTGGTCCTCGGTGCCGGGCCGGAGCTGGTGCTGTTCCCCGGCACCGGCGCCAACCCGGAGGCGTGGCAGAAGAAGGACGACATCGCCGCCGTCGCCGCCCTGCGCGCCGAGGGCAAGGTGCCGCTGCGGCGCTCCGACTGGGACGCCGTGCACGCCATGGCCGAGGCACTGCTCCGGCACCCGCACGCGCCGAAGCTGCTCAGCCGCGGCGAGCCGGAGAAGACGCTCGTCTGGGTCGACGAGGTCACCGGCGTGCCGTGCCGGGCCAAGGCCGACTGGCTGCGACCGGACGGGATCGTCGACTACAAGTCGGCCGCCGACGCCAGCCTGACCAGCCTGCGCAAGACGGTGTGGAACCTCGGCTACTTCGTCCAGGCCGCGTTCTACCTGCGTGGCTTCCGCGCCTGCTTCCCCGTCATCGAGCCGTTCTTCGCGTTCACGGCCCAAGAAAAGGACGCGCCGTACCTGGTGCAGACCTTTCAGCTGCCCGAGCGGTACCTGGCCATCGGCGACCGGCGGTGCGCCGAGGCGCTGGAGATCTACCGCGACTGCGCTGCCGCTGACATCTGGCCGGGCTACCCCAGTGACGACATCCACGAGATCGAGCCGCCCGCCTGGGTGCGGGACGAGGAGTACTGATGACCGAGCTTGCCCTACGCCCCGATCAGACCGCCATGGAAGCCCACCCCGGCCACGACGCCGTGGCCCGGCTGGCCGGCTGGGCCGAGACTGCCCGCGCCGCCCACCAGATCGCCACCAGCCTGGTCAAGACCAGCTTCGTCCCGGCGCAATACCGCGACAAGCCGCATGAGGCCGCGGCTGCCATCCTCGCCGGTGCCGAGATGGGCATCCCCGGCCCGATGGCTGCGCTGCGGGCCTTCCACCCGATCAACGGCACACCCACGCTGTCCGCCCTGGCGATGCGCGCCATCGTCCAGTCCCACGGCCACGAGCTGCGGATCGTCCACAGCGACGACACCCGCGCCGAGGTGGCCGTCCGCCGCCGCGGCGACAGTGAGTGGCAGATCTCGGTGTGGACGATCGAGCGGGCCAAGCTGGCCGGCCTCGTCGGCGGCAAGAATCCGAACTGGAAGACCAACCCGGCCGCCATGCTGGTTGCCCGGGCCACGTCCGAGGGCAGCCGGTGGGTGGCGTCGGACGCCCTGATGGGGATGCCGTACAGCGCCGAGGAGTTGCAGGACCAGCCGGAGCTGACCGGGCCGGTTGCGCCGGCTCCGGCAACGCGTCGGCTCAGCCCGGCCGACCTGGATGATCCCGCGCCGGTCGACGAGCCGCCGCCGGGCATCTACCTGTGCGGGTTCGAAACGCCTGACGGCAAATGCAACCGGCCCGACGGCCACGCTACCGGGCCGGAGCTGGACGGCTACGACGGCCACGACGTGGTGCCGAACGGTGGCGACGATGCCTGAGCCGATTCTCGACCACGCCTGGCGGCCACCGCACAAGTGCGTGCGCGCGGGCACCTCGGCGCCGGCGGCTGAGCGGCCGTGCGAGTTCATGAACTGCCGCCGCCCGCGTGCCGAGCACGCCCGATGGGCAGGCCGCCGGTGAGCCGCCAGGACCCGGGTGCTGCGACCGGGCAGACGCCGTACGACCTGGCCCGCTGCACCTGCGGCTGCCTGTCGTCGCTGCACAAGCCCCACGACGTCACCGGCGTGCGCGGGGCGTGCTCCAACTCCAACTGCCCCTGCCGCACCTTCACCGAGGAGGTGAGCGACTGATGGCCGCCAAGTCGATCCGCAACCGCGAGGAGTACTGGCGCGCCCGGACCGCCCGCAAGCAGCACCGCTGCGAGGACTACGTCTGCGAGCACCGCATCGAGCCGGGCGAGCGCTACATCGAGCTGAAGCTGCCGCCCGGCGGCGACATGGGCTACACGAGCTGGTCGCTGATGCGGATCTGCGTGACCTGCGGCTGCCGTTACCACCGCCACATCGTCGAGCAGCTCGGACTCGTCGAGCCCGCCCTGAACGGAGCAACCTCATGAGCATCCTGCGCCGGGCGGTCCACTGGTTCGCCGGCCCGATCCACGTCGAGTTCATCACCCCGCCCGCCGACATCGTGCCCGGCTTCCAGCTGGAGGACACCCCGGCCGCCGTCGGGCTGGAGCACCAGGCCCGCCACACGGCCGCCCTGCGGCACATCCACCGCACCCTGCTCGCCGAGTCGCTGAAGGACCCGGGCCTGCGCTGCACGGCGCTGGTGGACTTCTGCCTGGAGCTGCGGTCGACGTTGCAGCCGTCGGTGCCCGGCTCGGAGGTCCTGCGCGAGGTGCCGCCGGTCGGCATCCGCTACAAGGCACCGGTCATCCCGGGGCGGACGCCGTGACCGCCTACGCGCTGCTGTGGCAGCTGGTGAAGCACGTCCTGCACGGGCGCGGCCGGGACGAGGTGTTTCTCCACGTCACGGTCGACGCCGACGAGGCCGACGACATGGTGATCCTCAGCGGCCAGCTGGACGACGTCAGCTGGACCGACAACCGGGACGCCTTCATGGTCCTGTCGGCCACGGACCGGGACGGCCTGTTGTGACCGCCGCCCTGCCGTGCGTCTGCGCGCACCTGAAGCCCCGGCACGCGGGCGAGACGTACGCCTGCCGGGACTGCGAGTGCCGCCGCTACGAGCCGAACCTCCAGGCGGCGGCGCTGGACGAGGACACCGCCGCGATCCTCGTCAAGGCCGGGACGATGCCGACCGGGTCCACCTCGGCCGAGGTGCGCCACGCCGAGCAGGAGATGGACGTGGTGCGGGGATCGTTGACCGAGCTGGCCGCCCTGTACGACAGCGCCACCGCAGAGACGGCACGCGTCGAGCAGGAGCGCGACGAGCTGCGGGCCGCGCTCGACAACCTGCCGTGCGGCGACTGCTGGGGACTCGGCGTCATCCCCGCCGAGGCGTTTGGCTGCGACGCCGACGGCGCTCCGGAGCGCGACGAGGAAGCACCGTGCCCGGAGGGGTGCGAGATCCCCGCCTGGCTGCGGGCCGAGCGCAACGACGCGGCCGACGACGCTCGCCGGGCAGACCTCGCCGAGGCCGAGCTGGCGTCCGCTACCGCCGAGCTGGAGCGGCTGCGCTACAGCGGCTGGATCGTCGCCCGCGACGGCGGCCGGACCTGCGGCAGCTGCGGCCAGGAGATCCGGCGCGGCGAGGCCTACACCGTCAACGCCACCACCGACGAGCTGACCCACGTGCACTGCAGAGAAGGAGCCACCGATGCCTGACCCGATGATCACCGCTGCCGCAGAGGCCATAGAGGACGAAGCCGTCCCGCGCATCGGGCGCGACCTCGGCACCATCCACCGCGACGCCATCGTGAGCGCCGGAGTGGCCGCTGCGCTGCGGGTCATGGCCGACGAGATCGATCGTGGGCCGACGTTCCCGCTGCCGCCCTCCGTGATCTCCGCGCTGGTCCGTGAGCGCGCCGACGGGCTGGCGGCCGCCGATGGCTGAGCTGACCGCGACCGAGGCCCTGATCGCGCTGCTCGCCGACATCCGCGACCGGCACGTGCTCGAAGACCCGGAGACCTGCGCCCCGTACCTGGACCTCGTCGGCGAGGAGGGTCGTGCCGACGTCAGCCGGGCCGTCTGGGCGATGGCGAACGAACGCCCGCCGTGGTGCTGGCTGCCGCCGGACACCCTCGTCTGGCACCTCACCGACCGCGGCCGCGAAGTCCTGGACCGAGGTGCGCTGTGAGCAGCCGGGCCGGGACCGTCGCCCGGCGCAGGCAGGCCGCCGACCGGCCGCTGCGGCTCGGCATCGACTGCCAGCCGTTCTACATCCCGCTGTGCGCCAACCGGGTGTGCAAGGCGCCGTTGGCCGACGCCGCCGGCAACCCGCGCTGGGACCTGCTGGAGGGCCGCTTCGTCTGCCTCGGCGGCTGCACGGTGGTCCGGGCTACCACGGCACGCAAGGCGGTGCTGACGTGATCGACCTGCTGGACCTGATGCTGCTGGTGGCGCAGACGCCGTGGTGGCTCGGCTGGCTGCTCATCGTCGGCGGGCTGTGCGCGCTCTCCTGGCTGGCCGGGGCAGGCATCCGGTGAAGCCCCGGCACAGTTACCGCCTCAGCGCCAAGCAGCGGGCCAACGCCGCGCTGTGCGGCCTCCCGCTGACCGAATACCTCGCCCTGAGCCGGTGTGAGCGCAAGGCCCGGCTCAGGGCCGCCAAGAAGGGAGCCCACCGTGGCTGACCGCATCAAGCGTCTGAAGTGGCGTATCGCTTTCACCGTCAACCGCCTGCGTGGCCAGTGCTGGGCCGACCTCGTCAGCTGGGTGCTGGACTCCGAACGGACCCGCGACGAAGGGCTGAAGGCCCGCCTGCCATGGCGGCCGATCCCGCAGGGCTGCCGCAAGGATCTCGCCCGCACCGGGGCCTGCTACTGCGGCAAGCTCATGTCGCCTGAGGTGCGCAAGGCGGCCCGCCGTGCCTGACCGTGACCGTCACCCGCTGGGCAGGCGCTGCGGCGAGCTGGTGCCGCTGGCGATCCTGCTGATGCCCTACGCCCTCGCCCGGCACGGCTGGGCCACCTGGCGGGAGCGCCGCCGTGGCTGACGTCATCGCGCTGCCCAGGCCCACCCGCACCGACCGGGACAGCGAGCTGGACCTGCCGCCCTGCGACCGGGCATGGCCCGGCCGGTGCCACCCCCGCAGCGCCGTCCACCGCTGCTGGACCTGGACCGGCTGGCCGCACGTCTGCCGCTGCACCCGCTGCGAGGTGAGCCGTGGCTAGCCTGCGCAAGCTCAACCGGCGGCTGGCGCGCTGGTACCGGTACGCCCGGCGGACCTACTGGAGCCCACGCGTCACGCCGCCGACGTGGCAAGGTCGCCGTGCCTCCATCGCCTTCGGGCACCGCCGCGCCTGGGATGCTCGCGAGAAGGAACGCGAGCGGCGCCAGTGCCACACCCTGTACGGCCCCGGGATGGACGACGGGCCCTGCGACTGCTTCGACTGCACCAGCCCTGACGACTACCGCTGCTGCGACGCAGGCGATGACGACCACCCTGGCCCGTGCGTCACCACCTGCACAGGCTGCTACGGCGCCGGACGGTGCCCGTACTGCGGCGGTGAGGACGACCTCGGCTGCAGCGAGTGCGACGGCTCCGGCTCGTGCCCGGACTGCTGGGGCCAGGGCGAGCACGTCGAGGACGTCTACATCGGCCCGCCCATCGTCACCGTCGACACCGGCGGGCTGACGTGAAGACCCGGCCCGCGCCGCACCCGTTCGTGGCCGACCCGGAGCTGCCCGCCGACCTGAACGGCGTGCAGGTGTGCGCCCGCTGCCACCTGCTCGGCCGGCCTGACGACGCCCACCACGCGATGCCGGACGTGCCGCACGACGACGCCCAGCGCCGAGCCGCCGGCGAAAAGGAGGACAGCTAAGTGGACATCGACACCCTGACCGGGCCCGCCGCGCCCGTCGAGCACTGCGGCAGGCCGATGCGCTGGAAGGGCACCTCCACCTCATGGGAGGGCAAACCCGGCCACGGGTTCGAGCTGAACTCCACCGACTGGACGTGCGACTGCGGCGCGACCCTGCACGTCGAGATCAAGGTGCCGTCATGACGGCCCGGGTCGGCGAAAGGGACGACGTGGAGAACTGACCGACAACGCCATTCCGTTGCATTCCTGTCACTCGCAGGAATGGGGCGCAGAACGTGATTATGAGCACGAGGTGAATAGTGATCCATAAGACACAGCATTCCGGCGCGGCGGTGATCCACACGCCGCGTGAGCTGGGAGGATTGGGTGCCCGAGAAATGGCGCTTGCGACGCCAAGTCCCGGGACTAAGGCCCCCATCCGAGCTAGCGGAAGGAGCCCTGGCTCCATGTTGCCATGGCATCGCACGCTGTCGCGTGCCAAGTACCTCGTGTCGCCCACCGTCACTCAGGCGAGTGTCCGATGACCGACGTTCGAACGGTCGTCATCCCCGAAGAGCTGGCCGCCTCGGTGCAGCACCTCCGGAACCTCGAAGCCTCGATCACCAGCCTGCGGGCGAAGATGGATCGTGTCGATGCCGCCCGTCTCGACACGGTCGAGCAAATCGCCACAGCTGCCACACGGCACGCCAACCGTCGGGACGCCGTTGCGCTGCTGGCCCTGTACGAATCGCTGAACTGTCCCGGCTTCACGACCGCCTGGGTCCGGAACGGCCTGCCTCATCCTCAGCGAATGCGCGCCGACGTAGCGGCCATCGCGCGACACCGGCCGAACGATCCTTCGTCCGGCGGATGGGTTGGCGAATGGACCGTGGACGGCCATGGTTGGCCCGGGCGGATCGAGGGCAATTACCCCGGCCGCGGCATGCCCGTGGTGTACGTGCTCTATGGCGCTGACGCCTCACCGGTCTACTGCGGGAGCAGCGAGCAGTTCCTCGTCCGACTCAAGGCTCATCACCGCGACGGCAAGGTCTTCGTGGCGTGGCGGGCAGTCCCCTGCCGTAGCCGTGAGGACGCCTTCCGGCTGGAAGATCAGCTCCTGAGGCAGCACTGCCCGCCACTGAATCGGCGGGCCGGCCGATGACATGGTTCAAGATCGACGATTCGTTCTACGACCACCCCAAGGTCTTTGACGCCCCCGACTGCGCCCTGGCGCTGTGGTTGCGCGCCGGCACCTGGTCAGCCCGAAACCTCACCGACGGTCTCGTGCCCCCCGGAATGCCCGCACGCCTCTGCGACGACCCGGAGCGAGCAGTCAAGGAGCTTCTAGACCGCGGGCTGTGGAAGCGAGCGAAGGGTGGATACCGGTACCACGACTGGCACGACTACCAACCGAACAAAGATCAGGTCGAAGCCGAACGAAAAGCGGCACGTGTTCGCATGCAAAAGCTGCGCGAGCAACGTAAAGCAGCAGGTCGAGCCGTAGATGGTTCGCCCGAACGTTCCCCGAACGATGGGCGAACGTTCGGGCGAAGTTCGCAACCCCCGACCCGACCCGACCTAAGTACTTCTAGGGGGCGCTCTAACAGCGCTACTAACGACCGCACGCCCGCAGCAGCAGAGCCCCCTCCCCCGAGATGCCCCGAACACGAAGACCGACCCAGCTCCGACCCGTGCGGCCGATGCGCCGACGCGCGCCGATCCCGGGAGCGCTGGGACCTCGCCGACTCCGAACGCCGGCGCAACGCACCGAAGTGCCGCAGCCACCGCGGCCAGCCCGCAGACAACTGCGCCCTCTGCCGATCCGAAGCCCTGGAGGCCCAGTGATCCCCCTGCCCCCCGATCGCGAGCTCGGACCCACCCTGCGCCGCCTCCGGCTCGACGCCGGACTCACCATCCGCCAGCTCGCCCGCCGCGCGCACATCTCGCCCAACGGCGTCCACAAGCGCGAGGCCTGCCGCGCCGGATACCTGACGATGCTCGCCCAGCACGTCGGCGTCCTCGGCTTCGCCGTCGCCCTGGTCCCGCAGCGCCACCCCGGCGCCCGCGACACCGGAACGGGGTGGCCGGCGTGAACCGACGCGTGCAGTTCTTCGCCTGCCACCGGTGCGGTGCCAACAACCCGGACTGGCTGACCTTCGGCGTGGGTGGCGGCGGCAAGCGCCACTACTGCCTGCACCACATCCCGTGGCCCACTCGCGTCCGGATGTGGCTCCGTGAGCGGAGGGACCGATGATCCGGATCAGTGACCCGGCCAAGCTCGGCCAGACCCTCGGCACCCTGCGCATCACCAACGGCTGGACACGCGCCGCCCTCGCCCGCGACCTCGCCGGACGCAACGGCAGCACCCACGAGACCGCCCTGCTCAACCTGTGGCGCTGGGACACCGGCCGCAGCCACCCCGACACCCACAGCCTCGGCCACTACCTCGCCGCCCTCGGCTACGACCTGGCCCTCATCCCCCGGGAGGACGCGTGAAGACCGCACTCAAGTTCCTGCTGATCCTGGCGGTCGCAGTGGCGGTGATCTTCGGCATCGTCTGGTGGGGCGCATCCGTCCTCGGCGACTCCCAGCGGGAGGCCTGTGAACGCCTCGGCGCCCGGCCCGTGAAGACCGGACACGGACACTTCCTGTGCGTGGCGCCCGACGGTCGGGTGGTCGGCCCATGACCGCCAACACCTGCGTGATCTGTGGGCGGCCGACGCCGGACGGCTACGTCGACATGCCGTGCTGCAACCGGGCCGCCGGCCAGCTCGCCGCGATCATCGAACTGGCACCCGACGCGAGGGCCGTCGCCGCCGGGCTGGTGCGACGCGGCCGGGGAGGCGCGGGCGGCAAGCCCGGATCGCGGCCGCCGCTCAACGACGGCGCTACCGACGTGGTCGACGCCGTGCAGAACGCGCTGACGACGCTGGCGCGGGACATCGCTGAGACGCGGGGGCCTGGGAGCGTTTCTAAGCGATCGAGATCGCGTATCCAGCCCGACCCCCTCGTCAGTGCCGCCAAGGCGCTCAGCGGCCAGCTGGAGTGGTTGCGTCATGCCACCGATGCGCAGGGCCAGCCGTACGCGGTGGCTGCGTTCGCGGAGATCGCCCACTGCGCCGGGCGGCTGCGCGGTCTGGTCAACGGGCCGAGCGAGCAGAAGTATCTGGGCCCCTGTGGGGCGGAAGTGCTGGCCCCCGTCCCCGGCGAGGAGTTCCGGATGGCGCAGCTCGACACCTGTGACGGGGACATCTATGGGGCGCGTGGGGCCTCACGTGGCCGCTGCCGGACCTGCGGGGCCGAGGTGGCACAGGACGACCGGCAGGCCTGGCTCGACGGCGAGGTACGCGCCCACGCCTTCCGCGCCTACGAGATCGCCCAGGCCTACGGGGTCAACGTCAACACCATCCGCAGCTGGGCCACGCGCGGCCAGCTCGCCGAACACGGACGCGACCGCGACGACAAGCCGCTGTACAACGTCGGGGACGTCCTCGACCTGGCCGCCGCCGACAAGGCGCGACTGGCTGGCGAGCAGGCCAAGCGGGCACGACGAGCGGCCAACCGGGCCGCAGAGAGCGAGGACGCAGCATGAGCGACATCCCCGTCATCCACACCACCGAGGCCGAGCTGGCCACCGACCGGTTCTGGTTCGAGCACCTGGCGCCCATCGCCGCGGCGCACGGCCTGCCCGCGCCCGAGCAGATGACCAAGGACGCCACGGACCCCGGCGCGCACCTGCTGCTGGCCCCCGACGGGCAGCTGCTCGCCATCGTGCGCACCGACCGTCCGGCCTGCCCGACGTGCGGGCGATAGCCAGCGTGTGACCTGCGGCGCGGCTGCTTGACCGGGCCTCGGCGCGCATGGTGCAATGCGGATCTTGTGGCCGAAGGTGTGCCCAAGACCCAGACCACGACCCAGGCCCCCGTTACTAGCGGGGGCCTTCGTCGTATCCAGACCCGGGTAACGGGCCAGGGGGAAGCGGCAGGGTGGGCAATGCGCGGCCTGCCCTGCCGCACGGCCCGAGGCGGTGAGCCATGCCAGGCACAGGCAGCCGCCAGGACCGCGGCTACGGCCCAGCCCACGAGAAGCAGCGCAAGGCGTGGGCACCCAGGGTCAGGCGAGGCGAGGTCGACTGCGCCCGATGCAAGCTGCGCATAGGACCACACGAGCAGTGGGACCTCGGGCATACCGACGACCGCACCGCATGGAGCGGACCTGAGCATGTGGGATGTAACCGCCGAGCCGGCGCTGCCAACAGCCACGCGGTGCGCAAGGGACTCAAGCACAGCCGCGCATGGTGACACAGCGTGAGATTACGCAGGGCTATCGAGCACTGGGCGATGTCCGAAAAAATCTAGATCGACTGGTCAAAGGAC